ATTATTTACACCCCACCAATGGGACTGATGCGATTATTTTAGCAAATAATCGTGGAACTGCCACTGGTGTACTTTCTATAAGAAATGCAACTACTTTGACTGGTTTAGAAAACCCAACAACTCCTTTATATATTCATACCTATGTATATAGTAATGATATAGAATTCACTGAACCGAAAAATACTGATTTCTTTGTTGATATGTCTACAACAGTTAATGCTGAAAGTGCATATGAACAAGGTGAACCACTTAATAAAGTTCAACGTCGAGTTAACAATACCGTAACAGTTTCTGGTAAAGAAATTACTATAAATAACACTATACCCAGTAATCATGATATTTTTTCTGCTCACTATGGTGAAAAAATTGAATCTTTACGAGTTTTACTTAAAAGAGATCAGCATGTTTTTACTGCAGCACCAATTTCCCCACAGAATTCTATCAGACACTCAATCTACCCTGTCCCTTCCCCAAGATTAATTCCTAGATCTGTTCCCGTTACTGGTGTCGCAGGAAACATTAACACATTCAATATTATGAGATATTGTTATCTTGGTTTGCGTGGTGGTATGCGGTGGAGATGCTACGGTCCTAATGATTCCTTTGTGGGACCAATTGTTGTAAATTACCAAAGAAATCAATCACTTCTAAACGCTAGTTTTGAAACTGTTATCAATATTGGTACTCCAGGTTATCCTTCTGTTGCAGGAAGTTTAATTATGAACCCTCTTCACGGCGGTATTGAATATGAAATTCCTTACTATCAAGATCACTTATTTACATCCCCATGTGATCACTTAAATGCCAATCTTATGATAGAGATATCACTACTCCTGGTGTTTTGTTACTTCATCAAGGTAATATTGGTCAACGTCATTTCGTATCCTCTATTGCTGAAGATTTCAATCTCATTAGATTCCAAGGAGCTAATTTCTATGTAGTAACATAACCTGACTAAGGTAAAATAGTCGCGAGCGAACGCGTATAAAAAAATAAAGTAAAATGCGAACGCATACTTTATGTTCGCA